TAACAGGAACTTTGTCACATCGTCAGTAGTCTTAGTCGCATCCCTAGTCGCAGCCCAAGTAGCAGTCTCGGTCGCAGCCTCGGTCGCAACCCTGGTCGCATAGTCAGTCGCAGACCAAGTCATATCTAAGGCCGCAGCCTCGGTCTCAGACCAAGTAGCATCCCTAGTCGCAACCCTGGTCGCAGCGCCAGTCGCATCCCTAGTCGCAGCCCAAGTAGCATCCCTGGTCACAATCCTGGTCGCAGCGCCAGTCGCATCCTCGGTCACAGCCCAAGTACCAGCCTCGGTCGCAGCCTTGGTCGCATCGTCAGTCACAGCCCAAGTAGCAACCCTGGTCGCAACCCTGGTCGCAGACCAAGTAGCATCCCTAGTCGCAGCCTCGGTCGCAACCCTAGTCGCATAGTCAGTCGCAGCGCCAGTCGCATCTAAGGTCGCAGCCTCGGTCGCAGACCAAGTAGCATCCCTAGTCGCAACCCTGGTCGCAGCGTCAGTCGCATCCCTAGTCGCATAGTCAACCGCGTCGGTGATCGCAGCTCTGGTCGCATCCCTAGTCGCATAGTCAGTCGCATCCCTAGTCGCATAGTCAGTCGCAACCCTGGTCGCAGCGCCAGTCGCATCCCTGGTCGCAGCCCTGGTCGCATAGTCAGTCGCAGCGCCAGTCGCATCGGCGGCCACATTGGCGGTCAAATCATGGGTCTTGCGAATATGCCAGATGCCAGCAGCGAAACCGCCTACCATAGCCATAACGAATGGCGAAGGGGCATAGACCACACGTGGCTTTTTCAGCCCCGCTGCTTCATACAGCCCCTCGATTACGGGAACGATCTTGTCTTTTTCAATGGGGTCAGTACGCATGATGCGGGAGGACCACATCTTCGCATGTGCATCCATTGCGATCTTTTCGTCTGGTGTAATCCCGCCCGATGCGTAAGTTGATGTCCGCGTAAATTTCTCTTTCATTTGTAAGTTTCCTCTAGAGTACCCTTCGTTTCCGTTTCAACAACCTTCTCCTTATAGAAATTTTCAATTAGCATTATACCATCAAAGAAGTGTCTTGTATACAAATTTGAATCAGTTCCAAGCGCTCTCTCGATATTATAGAAGCTTGCTCCCATCAACCAAGCTAAGTCGCTCATACCGTGCCGCTCCCGACGCGCTTTAAGAGCTTCTAAAACATCATCTCGATCGTATTCTGGAACAAGAGTATCTAATGAGATCGACTCTCTAATAACAGTTGTAAGATCATTCCAACCGCGGCAAGCTTGCTTTCTTTCAGCAGCTTCAGGGCCGCCATGAACTCGATTGATGTGGTTCTCTATTCCAAGAACGACGTGTTTAGCAGTCTTCATTCTATCGTTTATCCCATTGATCAAGAACAGCAGTTGCAATCATTTCAGCTTCGATTTCTCGACGCTTCATGTCACAACAATCATCTGCGCCCATATACAAAATTCTCCAAGTTTCTGGATCTTCTAGATCTTCTTCGTAGTAAAGAACTGAAGGCTTATTTCCAGAAAATCTATGCACGATCAGATGTTCATTAGCTACACCAATAACATCTACGATGATCTTACTCAGAACACTGTGCGGGAGTTTATTCATGCTTTTCAACTGGTTTAAGACCAAGCTTTTTTGCTAATGCTGGAAACATCTGACAAGCATGATTATTCATGTTGACTCGCTGTAGTTTTCGTGACTCTTCTAAAGACCTATGAAATTGGATAATGTAATGGCTTCTAAGCTTAGAATAAACGAGCTCGTCAAACGTTAATTCTCGCCATTCTTTGTACGGCTTAGGCTTGTGTCGACCTGTTAAAATACGCTTTTCCCGTTCGGCGTCTACAATATTGTCGTCGATTTTGATGAAACTGCGCATATCAACTCGCAAAGAATTTCGCTGCGAGCCAAGTTCCAAAAACCGCAACAACTAATATTGCTACAGAAATCCAGATCATTAGACCACCGGGTCTATTACGAGGGCAGTCAGCGTAAAGACATGCAACGTTGTCTTTTCGTTTACTACAAACTTTGCATCGTTTAAGTTGGTTCATTGAGTTCTTCTTTAACGATAGTTTCCCAGAATTGTCCAGAACCTGACATACACGTCGTATTGTTTACTGAAAACGTCATTAGTTGTGTAAACGTTTGAGTTTCTTCATTCAGAAAAAATTCATAGAGAACTGCGCCATTTTTTGAAACACCGCGCCCTTTTAGGGTTTCTCCATACTTTTCTTTCAAGTTGTGGATTACTAATTTTCGGTCAAGATTACAAATTGATGAACCGCTTGGATAAGGCTGCGCCTGTGCGTTAGAAAAAGCGAAAACGCTGGCTAGCCCTAAAGCTAAAACCAGCGCTTTCACTTGTAAACCGCTTTACTAGCGGCTTCTAGAACTTCCCAAGCCAACTTTAGGACTTCAGGATCAGCATCTAGCAGCACATTCAAAAGAGCTTTCTTCTCTTTCAAGTATATTCTAGCGAAGTTCTTGTCGTGTGCAGAGATATCAATCGTGTTATCGATCAAATCGCAAACTTTAACAGTCTGTGCACACCCCGGCGCACGAGCGCTATGATCTCGATCGATACTTTTGCGTATTGCACGATTGCCATCTTCGGGTTTGCTAACATCTGTCAACCAACCCACCAACTCTGCAACTTCGTCTCCGAATACTGAAGTGATAGTTTCGATTGTCACACCAGTATCTTCAACAGTGTCGTGCAACAGAGCTGCGGCAACCATTTCTTCTGTAGCCCAAGGAACATTATTAATCAAACCAGAAGCAACTCGAATTGGGTGGACAATGTAGTCATCCCCACTGTACTTCCGCTTTTGACCAACAGCTGCATGCGCTGCAGTAGCAAACGCCAAAGCCTTTTGGACCATCAGAGAATTTTCGAATTTTGCATTTTCCATCATAAAGCAATTCTATCATAAAACGAGATGAAAAGAAACTAAAAAATCACCCGTAAATCTTGGCGTTGATCTTTCCAATGACCCAACTAATAGCGAGCATCAGTATAACTGCAATTGCGCCAACTAATTCAACTGGCCAAACCAATATCCGAAAACCCCAGAATGCATCATCAATATTTGATGAAGTATCAATAAGTAAGAGTCTCTTAAAAATTAGTGCTGCTGGAATAAAACCAGCAAAGTAAACAATTAGTAATATCATCGTGAGTATCGTAATTCACTCCTTACAGCCATCAAAACGTGGCCAAGCATGTTAGAACCCTCACCTTCACAGACACCCCAGAAGGCGTCGTTCCAGCGATTACCTTCGATCAAAACGGTGTCACCTGTTGCAAGAAGCTTTTCACCAAGTTCGAAATTCTGCGAAAACTTAAGCTTCACAACCAAGTACATGTACATGGCTCGGACTTCAAACCAGTCAGAGCGCAACGTAATTTTCTTGCCCAAGCATTTTGCATCTCCAGGAGTTTTGCAAATAACAAAGAGCCGACGAGTGTCGTAATCTTGCGTCTTCATTGCTTGGAAAGCATGCTCTGAAGTTGGGTAAACTAGTCCTTGAAATTCAACTGGAGCTGTCCAGAAATTACTTAGCCAACGATAATCTCCATCAAATTTGTCGATGCATTCTCGACCTTCTCCAAAAGTGTACTTCATTCGAAAAAAGACTCCAGAGTTGAGCGTGGACCATTTGAAGATTGTGCTACAAGTGGTGGCGTTTGTAAACGTTCTTTGTACCATCTAGTTGCAGCGCCAATCACCATACTAGGATATTCTTTGATGTTATATCCAGTGCCAGCTGCTAAAGCTTCGTGGTCTACTAAGTGCTTGTGTGGGTGGTCTACAAGATCGAATTCAGATAGAAGTCTTTTGCAAACTGCATCGAATTGATCATCACTGAGAACATGCTTATCTTGTTCATAGTATAGATAGCAGCTCATCAAGTAGTACGGAACTAGCCGATTACAAGATATCGCCTGGACGTCTAATGAATAACTCATTTGAATACTCACTGACGATCAAGATCTTCTCCGTTATCTTTAATCATATTGCCAAAAACCGCTAAAGCCAGCGTAATAGAAGCTAGCAAAAACAAGAGAAACATAACTGCACAGAAGAGAAAGGCTACAAAAACCAGTAAAGTTGTAATCATTTTCTAGGTCCTCTAAGATCTACGATCTTATAATCGTCTTCTCTGCGGTTCCGATAGAACAACGTATCACTGCCGACATCTTTACGAATCAGTATTCTGTTGTAAGTGTAGTCTTCTGAACCGATAACGCCTTCAATACGCCAAATCGTTTTAGCTGGAAAATAACGCCAACGAAACTTTGGGATGAGCTCATATTCAGCCTTTCCCTTCAATTTAACGCCTTGTGCAGCTTCATGAGGTTCTGTAATAAGCGTCTTAATAAGAAGTGGCTTATTTGGAAAGATCCAATGATCGTATCTAGTTGACCGAACTTCAAGCCAAGGATCTTCACAAAGAACTTCTTCGTAAAAAAGATTGTATCCAAAAAGCTTAATGAGATTTAAGCTGCGGAGATACTGAACTCCATCTCGTTCGATAAAGTTCATGCTAAATCCTTATCTTTAAGACCAAGCTTTTTTGCTAATGCTGGAAACATCTGACAAGCATGATTATTCATGTTGACTCGCTGTAGTTTTCGTGACTCTTCTAAATCAGACCTATGAAATTGGATACTGTAATGGCTTCTAAGCTTAGAATAAACGTGCTCGTCAAACGTTAATTCTCGCCATTCTTTGTACGGCTTAGGCTTGTGTCGATCTGTTAAAATACGCTTTTCCCGTTCGGCGTCTACAATATTGTCGTCGATTTTGATGAAACTGCGCATATCAAACTCCTACATTAAATAATATTCTATCAAAACTGAATGAGAATGTCAACGAGACTATGCGGCTTCTTTGATAAGTTTTTCTAGTTCTTTTCGATAGTGTAGTGGGCTGTTGACACCGGACCAGTTTTTTAGATCGATCATAAGCAAATCTTGATTCAAAGCTGTGTTATAGTACTGATTTTTTGGAATAATGTATATTGCTGGAAACGATGAACGGAACTGTTGTACCGTGATATCGACCACATGGCCATAACCTTCGCACCAAACATGATTCGTTGTTATGTCGTTAGGAACGATTTTAACAAAGGCCTGGCCGCCGATCATAGAAATTTTTAGACCATGCGATTTTGCAATACCGTGTACTAACCAGCTCGCAATAGCGCAGTAACCTTGCATGGTCTTATTGTCACCGCACTCAGGGTATTCTTTAGAAAATTTTATTAGCTGCTTACGAGCTTTTGCAGCAACGTTTTTCAACTGGAAAATCATAACAAAAAATCCACATTTTCGAAGTCTTTAGTTGACTGTAGCCGAGAACGTTAGCGTTTCAGTGTAATCAGTTCCTTTAGAAAGAACTGTTTGAGAACCGTCAAATGCTACTGTGGCAGAGTAAACATCGCCACCAGGAGCTGACTTAGTTGTCTTTGTGGCAAACTGTCCAGAAGCTCCAGTGAAGCTTACAGTTGCAGCGTCACGCTTAACTGTTAAAGCAAGTTTCTCAGTAGTAGTCGGACTATAGAAACAAGCACCATTTGTAGTCGGGCAGTTGCTAGATCCTTGGTTGCCACTTGTAACTGTAACAGTATAGCCAGCTCTACGGTTGCTAATAACTTTTATAGAAGCAACAGCTCCAGCAGTTACTGCCGTCGAAAGGTCAAATGTTGATGCTCGGTTTGTTACAAAGATGTTAAGAATCTGTGGAACAGTACCGGTGATGGTGATATTTGCCGTGCTGGCCGCATACGCAGAGCCAGAAAGGATTGAGATAGCAGCTACTGCTGAGATGAGAATCTTTTTCATACTGATATTTATCAGTCTCCAATCTTTCCAGTTGCCCTAAGAACCTACAAACCAATCACAACTATGACAAATGTCACACCCGCTAAAACACTTCCTTCTAGGAAAGCGATAATAGCACACACTAAAGAAGTGATCATGACGGCAAAACCGAGAAAGCTAATCATTCTTCATTATCGTCACGGCATATTGGATTAGACTAACTAGCCAAAACACAAGAAAAACAATACCGGCTAAAAAGAAAAGAAGGTTTGCCGTCGTAGCACCGATCGCAATGATGCCAACGCATGCTGCTGTCATAGCGGCTCGCCAAAGCACAGTTGGATTTTTGATAATTTCTGCGAACATTAGCGGAAATCCTTCTGCCATTGTGAACCAGTGACGCTCATGCCATTACCGGCAAGATACGTACGCCACATGATACCGCATACTCCAGCAGAGTTGTTAGCTGAATTGATATCTCGGATCAGTGCAGCTTTCTTTTCTGGCTTTGTATTTGAAGATTGCAACATCATGACGCTCTTTTCGCGCGCGTCATCAAGTGAAAGAGAATCTAGAGTCCGAAGAACTTCGAGATCAAAAGAACCATCGTCTTTTCTTGCCTTTCTAGACATTTTTAACTCCTGGTTGATCAATAAGAGTATTCTATCACATCCACTTTGAAGTGTCAATATCTTTTCTGTGATCAGCCAAAGATACTGGCATATGACCAGCCCAGACATCATTATGATCTTTCATATACGCTCCACAGACGCATACTTCTCTTTCCTTTTGAAGTTCTTCTAGATATTCTTCGAAGTATGTTAAAGTGAACCAAATAGAGTGAGCCCTTTCTTTTAACTGTGCAAGACCAGTTCCAATTCCATCTGAGGGCCAAACGATATCACTACGATGAACTACAAGACGTTTTACAGAGAGACGATTCTCGTAAATCCACTGAAGAATATCATCATTAGTAAAGAATGCAGAATCATCCATACTCGGTGATTTCTTAGTAGTGATCCCTACAGCGTTTGGCTCTCCACGCATTTCTTTTGCTTGGCCGCCAAAACCGACGCGTTCAGAATTATCACCAAAGACATAAAGTTTATTTGGATTGTCTTTTAGATCTTGCCGACAGATGAACTTTTTGTAGATTAGCATGCGGCAATTCTTTCATTGAGTTTTTCAAGACACTCGTCACGAGTCAGTGTGCAAAGAGATTTGATCCAATCTTCACGAACTGAGTCAAGAATTTCACCCACGATAGGACCGGGCTTAACACCTTTGTCTAATACATCCCGACCTTTCAGAGGGAAGACTAGAGGTTCAGCTTTCATTAGAAAATCAACAACATCCCAATCATGGTTGTGTAGATCGTTTCCACTAAGCACAATCGCGTCCCGTGCAGGACCAGTTCCAATCCGCAGTTGAAGTGTGATGGCGCTTTCGATATCAGCGAAATCGTTTTCTTCTGTTGAGAAAACTCTTGAAATTGCTTCGACTTCTCCATTATGAAGAGTCAAGACGCGATCTTCTAAAGTCTTGAGAAATTCTACACGATTTTCTGGGCGAACTAAAGACATCAAGCATTGACGACCACTAATAGCTCTATTATCTCTATTAGCTGTTATGCGCATACGTTGAAAACCTTTAAAGTCATCAAGCAAAAGATGCACATGAGTCATGATTCCAAAGTGGTTCATTAAGTGAATTGCCCAATCTGCGTGCGGAGCAACTAAAGTCTTCATCAATTCAGAAGTCACACGCTCACGCGACAGATTTTTGATAGTATCTTTTTTAGCAATGCAAGCTCTAAAAGACTTTCCGTGCGGGAAGAAATCTGTTCTTGCAATGAAGCGAAAGAACCTCAAAATACGTAGCGCGTCTTCATCAATTCGATCGTTCGGATCGCCAACAAACCTTAAGTTACGATCTTCAAGGTCGGCTAATCCACCAACAAAATCGATTACTGTTCCATCTAGTCCTGCGAACAAAGCATTGACAGTAAAGTCACGTCTCTTAGCATCTTCTTCCCAGCTGTCAGTGAATTCAACTTCTGCATGACGACCGTTGCAATCAACGTCTCGGCGAAGCGTGGTGATTTCGAAGTTTTCTTTTCCGATGACTGCAGTGACTGTGCCGTGCTTAATTCCAGTGGGGATTACGCGAATGCCAGCACCTGCCAATGCTCTCATAACTTGTGCAGGTCTGAGATCAGTTGCAAAATCAATGTCATTGATAGGAACATTCATTAGAGCATCGCGAACACAACCCCCAGCGAATCTAACAGTTCCGCCAAAAGCGATTAGAGGAGTAGTTACTCGACTAACGCTGTGCGACTTCAAAAATGGTGCTTCAATTTTCATTGTTCCATCTTATATTGATTAGAACTAAAAGTCAGTGTGTTAGTCGCTGTTTTTAGTGAAAGTGGTCCTAAAAAATCCACCGACAAAACCAAGAGCTGCTCCAAATTGCCAAACTGAAAGGGAACCAAGCCCTAGTGCAGTCATAAACAGGTTAAACGTAGTTGGGAAAAACAAACCAACGACCCAACCAGAAAACGCTCCAACAACAACTCCAATTAATGGAGCTAGAAAAATTACTACACCTACAAGCAAAAAGGCTAAAAGTGCTTGAGTAAAGGTTTCTGCTTTGTTCATTTTTTATTCATCTCCTCTTTATTATTGAAAGCGGGAGAGCCGACAAGTGGCTCTCCCCATTATTCAGACTGAAGCTTTATGCGTCAGCCATCTCAAGCGCCAACTTGAGAGCCTTTTGCTTCCGGTCGCGATTAGCACCAAACCAAGCGCTATTCATACGAGTGTCCGGGTTACGACCAAGCGTGTGATCTGCGAGGTATGTAACTGCGTTGAACGGCTGCCACCAGCTGCCCTCAGCGAACTCTGCGCCGGGTTGCTGATGCAACGCTTCGATCGCAAGAGCTGCATTGCGGGAAGTCTCTTTTTCAGCGTCCTTCGACATTGAAGGGAAGACGCGCTTGAAGTACTCGACAATGTCTTCGTCTTTAGCTTTCCGGGAAGCCAGAAACTGCGAAGCTTCTTTGTAGGAAGTAAGCTTCTCCTTAGCAACGCCGAGCATTTCCTTAACATAATCTCCGTCGAATTCTTGACGATGATTGACTCGAATCATCTGCTCAGCGCCGGTCTGAAGGGCCAACGAAAGTGTGTTGTTGCAGACAACACGGATCGCCGTCATGCTAGTGCTGATCGAAAGACCGTATTTGTGCGGGTTAGAAAGAAGCAGAAACTGCTGAACTCGATCGCCTTTGACGACTTCGAAAGAGTCGTTGACTTTTGCGAGAACCCAAACTCGCTTACCGCCTTGAAGAGAGCCGGCGGTGTGCATTTCCATGTCGCCAGCTGCGACAAAGTCGTGGAAAAACGAAAATGCATCTTCATTTTGAAGAGGCCGCCAGTCATCGCCAACAACATCAAGCAACTTGCCGTCCGAAGTACGAACAAGAGCTTTCTTCTTTGAAGCTTTGCGCTGAACTTGTTGACCTTGAGAATTAGTCCAAGTATAGCCCATGTCGAGCTTTTCGACTTGCCAGTTAAGACCGGCTGCGTCCATCATCTGGACAGGCGTCAGATCATTGTGGACTGGAACGCCGAGGCCGTGCCAGGGAACTTCGCCTGAATAAGCCATCGTTTCAACTACGTGTGCCATAATATCCTTCAAAATTTGAGAATGTGTTTCAACTCTCTTATTCTATCAAATAATGTCTCGCATGTAAACAACTTTTTTCAAACAACTAAAGTTTTTTTGTCCAGTATAGCGTGTAGGAATAACCCCATGGTTTTTCAGGAGTATACAACTTGTAGCCTTTAGAGATAAGACTATTTGAACTAGCGGGGTTATTTGAAGTGTCAGTAATCATCTTAGTGATTCCTAAAGTCCGAGCAAACTTTTCTCTAACAGAAATAAGCTTCTTCTGAATACCATGACCTCTATGAGAAAACCTTACGCCTGAGCGATTTAGGTAGCCCATGTTAAAACCAAGATGTCGTAATCCACCGAAGCCAACTGGAATGATTACGTTTTTATCAATATACTCACAAATCCACCAATAACCAACACTAAAATCTGGCAAAACGTCTGCTGGTAGAACTGTTTCATGAAGCCACTTTAAAGCTTCTATGTCTTTCGGGGTAATCTTCCTGATCTGATACATCGTAAGCAACTCCTGTGCGGGTTTTGCTGTAGTCTTCACAACAATACACAGCAAAAGAGTGACCGACAGGCACTGTTGAATTTAGATACAACGGACCCCTACGTGGCCCGCGATAACGCATCATAAGTCTCTTATCCCGGAAATAAGTATCGTTCGCGCGCACGATCTTAAAAATCTCTTTCATCGCAGCGCGGTCGAGAAGAGTGTTAGGTACATCTTTAAGAATTGCAGCTTCGTCAATTGGCGCTGCAAGATCTAGGTACTCTTCGAGCCACTTAGATCCTTTTAGCCTTTTCAACCCACGTTTAAGCGCAATAGCAAACGATGCTTTAACACTAGCGTTAACGCCAATATCAGTATAATTTTGACTTCTCATAACCAATGAACCTCCGGACGGCTAAGTGACTTTGTATTGTAACACCTTTTCAACTGGTCACGTAACAGTTGAAAATCACTTTTGTCTGATTGAAATCGAAAGCCGACTCCACCAGCGTCAACCCACTCCTCGATATTGTTTCGACTATCGTCGACGAGAATGTTTCTTTTACCGTTCGGTTGCATAGCAAAATGATGTTTACTCATGCTATATATGGTGCTGTGCGGTTGAATATCTCGATCGGCGAGCCAAGCGCTTTTCCATTTCGCGGAATTAGCTTGGTCTCCAAAAATCGGAGTTGATAAAATTCCCCAACGACCCTGAGTGAGTTTATGAACATAAATGACTAGTTCAGTCGTTAAAGGTACAAACTCAGGAGCCCTTTGAAAAAAGTCAGTTTTTTTGAATTTAGAAAATTCAGTATCGAGCCCTGGAACTTGCCCCCAATGTTCAACTTGATGTTGATCAACAAACATACTATAGAGATCTACTAGAACTCCATCCATGTCAAGATAAATCATTGTTTCCATTTTCAAAGCCTCTGTATTTCAAGCTTATCTTTAACAATATTCAAAGTAACTAGTTCACCACCTGGATACCGAGTATAGTCTCGACCTCCGTCGATCCAAACAGACTCATCTTTTGAAATACGATAATCATGACGCCAACGACTAAAAATAACTTCTCCGTCGTTTGCGGCTATTCCATCAATTCTCTGTGAAACAGCAGATTCAACACCGCAAATCATAAGCGCTGCTTCAGAGTCATCAAAGTCTGAATTATTCCAATAAAGACCAAAGTGGTTGTTAAATCCTTCGGGTGGATTTTCTTGATAGAAAATTGCTACGGGCCGATTAACCCACCCGCCGTCTTTATTTTTGACACACGTTTCGCAAACGTACTTAGCTTTTTTCATAGCCTCGATTTTCTTCACTTGTTCCCAAGTAAAAATCGTCGGATCAATATTTACCTTTAGGTCAAACATAGAACAACACTCACTAATGCTACGATTGAAAATACACATCCACAAATGAAACCAAAAATCCATTGACTACGGCGCTTTTCGACTTCTTTGCTTCCTGGAACGTAGCCAATCAATTCGTCAAGTCCTGATATATTCATGATTTACTCTTTTTCAACTTTTGTGTGACGGCGTGGACTATCATCAAAATTTAGATTTCCTCTCACCCAAGACTTTTTTTGTTCTTCGTGCATTTTTGCACGTTCTTCTGGCGACATATTCTTAACATGCTCTACTGCTTCTTCGAGGAGCATCATTAATTTTAGATTTGTCGCCATGCCGCGATTAATCATCTAATGAATCTCATCTACTTTATTGAAGATGTAAATTAGAATACCAAAATGCGAAACAAAAGAGACTGGAATAACTACAAACCACACTAGAAAATGAGCTGATGAAAGTATTAGCGCGATAACAATGAAAAACGCACTGAATACAATCAAAATAGTAGCAACGCCTATAACTACTAAACGCGAAACATCAAAGAGACTTTTATTCATCTCTATACCTAGACGGATTTTGTTGGCGCTCATTATAGGCTCCGGGTTTCGAATATGATCATTGTATCATATCGAACAAAAATGTCAATCAGCTTCTTTAAAAAGAAAACCTAGTTTTGAATCCAAGTCTGTGAGCAGTTCTTTTTCAACAAGCTCTGCTATTTTGTTTGTTTTACACTCAATAGTATATACATCACCAGCAATTGAAAAACAAACTTCAGCCCCGTGCCACCATGACATATCTTTTGAAAACCATTTTTTGCCCGTGTTCTTTATGCCAAGCTTTTTGTGAAACCAAGTTTTATGGATACGACAAAAACGACCAGCCCCATAGTGCCAATTGCGTTTTCCATTCCTTCTCCATACGCGCTCAACTAAAAGCGGATTAAAACCGCCTTCAAAACATTCAATTTCTAATAAGTGTTTAGTCTTCATCTGGACCTACTATCATTACATCATCAGGAACTTGAATTGTTAACTCTGTGCTATATCCATTTTCATGAATTTTGTAGCTCACTGGCCAATCTGGCATAGGAGCATTTTCGTCAATTGGTGAAAGACCAATCATCCAAGTTGGCGCAATATTTTTCAGTGCGTAGTACGCAAAAACCATGACTCCAAGACCATGCTGGTCAAGCAACTTTACATGAGTTCCGTCATAGCATGGAAACTCTTCTCTAAAAGCTCCTTCGATTTCAAACAAATCGTCACTTGCTCCATAGAAAATCACTTCTTTCATTATTACTCTCCGTAGTAAAATTTCACGCGGTCAGCCAAAACTGAAGACCACTTACGCCAATCTTCTTCAACAAAAACTTGTGGTGCAGCGCCGTCATTCATGATCCAAATCATGTTGCCTACAACTTTGAGATCATATCTTTCTTCGAACATTGTGCTGTAACCACAAACTTGAAGACGATAATCTTCGATATCGCTAGATTCTTTTGGCTTTGCGCTATTCTTAAAATCAACTACCCAAACGCCGTTTTGAATACGGCAAACCATATCAACTGTGCCAGCGATTCTAAGTACATCACTCCAAAGAGGAGCTTCTAAAAGAAGGACTTCATCAACGCGATCAATAAGTTTCTTTGCTTGCATAAACATTGCAAGCACATTGGGCATAAGTCCTTTTGGTTCTTTTCCAGTTTGAATGTATTGTTCAATAGCGTCGTGCAACTTAGTTCCACGAACCCGAGCAACACGCCCTAAACGTTCAGCTTCTTCTTCGCCAACCCACTTTCGCCACCGTTCAAGCCAAGCTTTATCGGCTGTTGCGCCAAGAACAGTAGTCATGCTCGGATAATCGCCGAGCGGAGTCCGATATAGACGCGCTTCGGGCGTTTCTATGCGAGGCGCGTCTAATACGTTAAGCAATTTCTAGTTTTTCTTTTGTTTATGCCAATACCAAACACCAAGCCAGGCGACGATAAATGCAACAATAAACCAAGTCATGATAATCTCCATCTATAGAATTTTTTGCAAAATTGTAGATTTGAAGATATCATATCATAGAATAAGCGAATTGTAAACAAAAAAGGGGAGCCCGAAGGCTCCCCTTTTATCGAACTAAAAAATCTGTTAAGACTTTTCAGCAAGCTTCTTGAAATAATCAAGACTAGCATCGTCTTCTTCATCGCCATCTGAAGACTCACTAACAGTTGGCTCTGAAACTTCTCTTGAAGCAACCGGCTCAGGCGCCTCTTCATAAGTCTGTGCGGGTGCAAAGGCTTTGGCTGCTTCAGGAATCGTTGCAATCAATAAGCGTTTAAGCTCTTCGAAAGTCTTGAATTCCTTCTGATCTAGAAAAGATAAGAGCGCATGTTCTTTCTCCCAAAGAGCTTTAATCTCTTCATCAGAGTCTGCAACTGCAGATGGACTATCAAACTCAGACTTGTCGTAATTACGAAAGCCTTCTACTTGACGAATACGCATCTTAAAGTTAGCGCCTTCCCAGAAATCAAATGGGTTAACTTCAGCGCGATTTTCAAGTTCATCTGGAGTCATCATGCCGTTGATCTTATCAAAGATCTTTTTACCATAACGATAAAGAAAGACCTTACCCTCGTTCTCACGATTACCAGGATCAGTAATCACAAGAATATTAGAAATATAGTTCAAACGACGCTTTTGTTTACGAGCCTGTTCTTTACCAGCCTCATCACCGCGGTTCCATAACATAGAGTTGAATTCGCCGACCGGATCTTGTTGTCCGATAGTCGACAATGAATTTTCAATGTACCACTTACCAGTAGGACCCTTAAACCCGTGATTAAAAACACGAACCCAAGGAATTGTCTCACCCGGAGGAGCAGGCAAGAAGCGAATGAGAGCAAGACCGTTTCCAGCTTGATCAACAGTCGGCTGCCATCGCCGTGTGTCGTCTTGTCGTCCAAATGAAGTTGTTTGTTTGTTTGTTTCCTCGACGATCTTGTCGTAGAGGGAAGTGCGGTTTCTCTTAAGATCCGCGAATGAGTCACTCATGTGTAGTTTCCTTTTTTGTATAACAGTTTTATTGAGCTTATCCACAAAGCTACATGATGTAATCATTCTATATATACACTTTCACATCAACGTGAGAATGCATCTACAAGTATTTTTTTAGTCCTTTCATCATCTATTTTGAAAAACGAAGAAGACTTTTTCATTTTGATGTGAAGATCATCCCAAATGAAATTTCCGCCAATCTTCTTATCCCAGTGTTCAGAAAATCTTGTAAGTCTATCAATGATGAGTAAAGTATCAAGACCAATAGTTTTATTAAGATAGAGCTTAATAAGAGTTGGCAACTCACTAGTTTTTACTGCAAGAAGCTCGTTCAAATCTGGGCAAAGATCCGCCATCGTTTGGCAATCATTCTTAAACACGTACGATCGAGAACCTTCGCGCCTTAGAAATTCTTGATAGATTTCTTCAGCTTTGTCTGAGACTAAATCTTTAGCCCATACTTTTGGGTTCTCAATAAAATTGATAGCAATGAACCGTGCTAATTCATCGCGATTTGAAATCTTGCGTTGAAGCTTCTTAAAGAAAAGGCGATCTTTGCGCTTGAGATAAGTTTCTTCGTTCGCGCGAATTCCGCCATTATACTTGAAGTAGTCATAATCAGATGTGAAGTGGGCTCTTACAGCTAAATAAACTTTGAAGGCTCTGAACCCCTCGCGCGGATCATCTAACATGGAAGCTTACGATATTTCTCCTTAAGCATACTAAGATCAGAAGCTTCAGCCGCGATCTGTTGCTTGATTTTTGTGTTGAGAAGTTTTCCTGCAGACTCTACTTCGACTTCATTCCGCTCGCAATAATGAACTACAGCTTCCATGTAGGAAATGCCGCTATCCTTTACGAGTTGTTCGATAATCATCGAAAATTTTGATGTGTTCATGACTTCTATCATTACACGCTTTCAGTAAGAAGTACTTTGTTCTTGCCGCCGACGTTATCACGAACAATATCTTCAGACAAGAGCTCTGGCCAATAGACTTCGAATGCTATGCAATCTTCAATAACTTCAAAGTAATGCTTCTCACCAGGTCGAACTTGCGTAGATTCACCAGCTTTAAGAATAGTAACGTCAATTAGATCATAATCGTTCTTAACGACGACAATCTTCATACGTCCCCTTTCTACAAAAAAGGCGTTCCACTTATGTCGATGTAAATGTGTGGAGCATCTGAACCCTGCTTGTGCTTCTATTCTATGAAACTCAACAACAGCGTTCTGAAGGATCGGCTCCGTCGATCCCCAAACTTTACCAAACTTCAATTTTACTCCCCAGCGCTTTCCCAGCGATAAAACAGATGGTTGTCGATTACAACCGTCTTTCTGAAAACTTTAGCCCAAGAAGGTTTCACATAATCTGCATGGTAATGGGTTGCTCCATCTGTAAAATCGATGATTGGATACAACATCATCTTGAGCGCTATATTCCGAATTTCTTCGTAAATTTCCTTTTCTGTGATAATGTCAGCTTTACCATCGCAGTACCAACTAAATTTGCAACGATTTCGAACTGGAACCATCACTTTAGGATCTCTTAACGATTGTACTTTGTCGCCTTGTTTGACAACACCGCACACTGTATCCGGATAACGCGAGTCTTGAACTCTATTCAGAGTTACTAATCCGACGGCGAGTTTGCCGGCGAATGACTGATTCTTAGCTTCAAAGTAGATATTCTGAGCTAGACAGTTGACTTGCTGTTTGCTTATCACCAGTGCACGATCTGCGTGAGCTTGGTGACTCAAAAATAGCGCTGCAGTAACAGCGCATACCATTACAAAGTTTTTCATTTTTTTATTCTAACACGTTTCCTCACAAATGTAAACAACCAAATTGCGCTAACGATAAAAAACAACGCGCAAAAGGCTGGAAACGTAGAAGCCCCAAGGACTCCTTTACCGAGAAACATAGCTGTTGGTAGTGTTAAAATCCAAGCGAAAATAGTAATCGCAGCAATGATTTTAACTAGACTGTACACTCCCGTGAGGAATGTTATGGCCATTGAGAGATTTAGAAAAGGCATGAGCATGTTCCTTTTTATTAAAAGTGTAGTTCTCGCCTTTGCCAGTATCTCGAAGATCACTATCGTGATTTGTTGCTTTGTGTTTCTTGGCTAGCGCTTGTGACTTTTTAGCATCATAGCCGCGAGCAGGAGTACCAGCTACAGTTCTATTAACATGAACTGAATGGACTTCTTCTGAAAATGTTTTGAAGCTCTTCATGGGCCCTCTTTCTTATTTGTGGTGGATTTATTCTGTTGCCAGGAAAATCCACCAAAACCCCGCTTAACAGCCTAAGCTGCCAGCGCTAGTGCCTCATTGTCGTTTGCACTTATAACGTCGGCCGATAAAGAGGCCATCCTCGCGACTCTTTCCGAACATCACCGCAGGTCGATTCCTAATTCGCCCCCTCAGAAAAATTTGGTGGAGGCGCCGGGTACTGCCCCCGGGTCCCTTACGTTTTTGCGCGTCTGTCAACACCGCTGAATTATTTATATCACAAAGATTTCTTAGTGTCAACTAATGAAGAATCTTAGAACCGACCCCTGTGATCTCATCGATTTCAACCTCGTCTTCATCATCGTCTTCTGTCGGAAGCAATGGCTTTAGTAGTTTAGCATGATGCTGGTTCAACTTCAAATTGAAGAGCATTTGAAACCCTTGTAGAGCATCTACTAAAATAGAAACATAGATAACATTGTCGTTTTCTACACCACGTAGAATTTCTGTTTGATAGAAATGAATCATCGAAGCAGCAAAACCAAAACCATCTTCTTCATGCTCTTCAATAATATCATTGAGTTCTTCTGCGTTTTCTAGCATGATTTTTCGGTTTTCTTCATCGAAAGAATTCTTCGGCATAATGCGGCGACTAGCTTGAAACAAGTAAGCATATCGTAAAGATTCTTCAAAGTTTCCAGTTCTAGTTGCTGTAGCTCCAGATTCAATAATATTGATTAGCTCTTGGTATTTTGAATCGCTCAATTGTTCTTTCATAGATTCAATTGAAGCTTTGATCTCAGAAATCTCTTTTTCAACATCGTCTTTTTGAGTTTTAGTGAGTTTGAAATCTTGAACCCGATGATTGCTTAAAATTCCTTCGACTAGTGCATCAGGACTGAACATTAAAAATCTCTCCATTTTTTGCTAACACTAAATGCTATATAGAAAATAAGCATCGGCACTACATAGAAAATAAGCATAAGTGGCCAACCGATGAGAACAAGAGTTCTATTAATCGGTTTTCTATTTTTTTCGGATTGCCACACTCCTATCATACCGCCAAAATACGATATAAGAAGCCAGGACATTAGTACAGCGTTCATATTTGTATTCTAAACACTCTTTAATGAAATGTCAATTATATTAGTTTACTTTTGCTCAAAGTTATGTTAGAGTGTGACAATTGGAAACTGGACACGAAGCAATTGCGATGCTAGATCATCTGCTTGCTACTGGTGAAGTAGACTAACTGACTTCTAACGATCTATTAAATAAATCATTTACTTTTAAGCAAGATTATTATACTATGTTTTTATGATTGTAGATATCGGACCATACAGAAGTTGGATCGGACCATACCAATTAGCAGATTTAGCTTTTTGGCTTAATGAAGATCAAAAGAACCGTTTTGGTGAATTCCTTAGCAAAACTTTTATAGGGGATTTGTGCCAATACATTCATGATCGTAAAAAGCGTAAGGTCAAAATCATCGTTGAAGATTTTGATAGCTGGGATGCTTATTCTACTTTAGCTCAAGTTATTCTTCCAGTTCTTAAGTCGTATCGCCGCGATCACGACAGCGCTCCTTGGACTAATAATGAAGATGTTCCAGAGCGACTTCATGGCGCTGAAGACAGTTCAAAGGCTGATTACAAACTTGATGATAAGTTCTTCGATCGTTGGGATTGGATTCTTGACGAAATGATCTGGGCTTTTGACAACATCGTCACTGATGAAGATTGGGAATTGCCGTTTGAAGAGATGCAAGCGCGTTCTAAACGCACTGACAATGGGCTTCGCCTCTTCGGCAAGTACTTTAGAAATCTTTGGGTTTAGCGCGCTTCAAACATTGGTAATTGCATAAGTCTCCAGCTATTATCTGTAGATCTCGGGCTTGGCCCTTGAATAGAAACAGTTTTGTTGTTTCTAACAGATACATTTGTTGGCGCATTCACAGCAGTCGTTGTAGCTATTACAGCTTGACTAAGTCTCTCTTCTTTTAGATTTGAAATATCTTTAGAACCGCGGCCAATAGCAGTTCCCTTTTCTGTAAGTGGACCCCTTGGTGCAAGCGATTCTGTTTGCGATTGTTGTTGATCGAAAATCGAAAACTTTCTAGCGTTTGATACTCCAAAAAATTCAGCAGCTCTAACACCCGCGTTCGAAAAGAACGGAGATAGCTTATTGATCGGCCAGAAAGAGTCGTGTGTTTGTTCAGCCATAGACTGAAACACATCGTTGATAGCTTCTCCGACTTTCCACATAATTTCTTGGAATGACGGTATTTTGATGTCAATAGTTGGTAGCAAATCTTTTAGATTAAATGGCTCATGCTCTGCATAAACACTCTTTGAAGAAAAAATACGATCAAAGAAACCAGTAATTGGATCGATAAATTTTTCTTTGAACATAGTTGGGAATGATTGTATCTTTTCTTTGAGATTTTTGAAAAAGCTTTCAATACTATCAACAGCATTACTAAAAATCGTTGGAATTTCTGTGATAACCCAATCAAAAGCTTGTCCTGTTAAGTCTCCAACAGCTCCTGCAAGTCTGTTAAAAATCTCTGTGAATGAAAAGCTGTCAAGAGCTTCTGCAAATTTATCCCACCCGAGCTCACGGGTGATCCATGCTACACCGTCTTTAAGAAGATCTAGTGGTTTTGTTACAAAGCCCCTTATAATTTCAAGAGCTCCTTCTTTAAGACCGCCTAGTAGACCGCCGTCTTCAAACCCCTTATTGAAACCCTTAACAAAGTCTATGATTGCAAACATTATATTGACGAATGGAATAACTTTTGCAAGGTGTAAACCAGCCGCTATTGGTTTTAGAGCTTTGATAATTGGCTGAAATAATTTTCCAATACTCGAAACTACTTTTGTAGTTGTTTTTAGAACATCGACCGCAAATGAGATCGGCGATAGAATAAGACGCCCAAGAGTAGTAACGCCTTTTAAGATGTGATCTTGAAACACTACTTTAGCTATTGCTGCAATACCGTTTATTGTTCCACCAAGAGTTTTACTAAGAAATTGAAACGATCCGACTAATCTAGTGAGAAGCATTATCGACTTCACTACAAGAATTTGTCGAATCCACTTGTCTAAT